GCTGACGACTGCGGTCGGAGCAATGTCGGGAGCTGGGATGTGGTTGTGCCGCTCAATTGAGTAGTACTGCGGGTAGGACTCATGGTCCTTGATGGTCAACGCCTTCATGTCCTGCGGGAGGAGTCCCCTTTCAGTCACATGAAAGGTAAATCCGTTTCCAGTGCAGACGATGGACTCAATGCCCATTGTCCCCTCTGGAAGTGGGTACTCATCGTAGTAAATGGACCAGTTCTGACTAGCGGCGGTAGCCCCCGTATATCGAGCCTCAAGGTAGGCCGTCGTTCCCGGGGTGTGTGACGCGATCCGATAGACGACGCCGTCTGGGCCAGCAAAGCGAGCCCCCGTCCTTGTCTTGGTGATAGCGGCTAGGCCGATAACCGCGAACTCGTTGTTCTCGACTGATGCAGCCGCTCCAGTCTCCGGAGCGAACAGATTGAACTGGAAGGTCTTTCTCAACCAACTCCAGTTCTGACGCCGACCACAGATGGTCATGTAGGCGTCGTTGATGAAGTCGCCTAAGCGGGCCTCATTGCCGTCGAACCCACGCCTTCGACCCAGGCGCTTCTTGAGCGTTCCGTAGTCCATCCGAGCCTCCTAGATAGCTCACAAGGGGACGAGCGGGGTCAGGCCGCCCGCCCCCTCAAGAGACTACCCGAATCTATCGACCCGGAGGTGCGTGTCGCAGGAACACCACGACGTTCATGGTGTTGCTGCTCAGGTCTTGTGGCGAGCCTGGCCCGACATCAGTGAACAGAACCCGAAGGAGGTCGCCCGCCTCCAGGAAGACGTTCCTGGGCGAGGCGTTTTCTGGGCCATCCACCTCGAGCGAATAGGACGTATTGTCGGTGATGCCGCCGGTTGTACTCAGAGACGAGATCCCCAGCGAGTGCCAGCCATCGGCGTCATTTCCGACTTGAAGGTCGATAGTCCAGTAGTTGGTGGCATCAGCCCCGATAGCAGCACCGAAGGAGATGTTGCCCGCCTCCGCCTTGAACCGCCCGCTAGTTGTTGGCGGGGTAATAAAGACAGGCCGGTTAAAGGTTGTAGAGTGACCGGCAAGAAGGGTAAAGGAAACCGGCACAAGACCGACTCCATGAACCTGGTTGCCGCCTTTGATGGCAGACCAGATGGGGCGACCGAAGCCTGAAGGTGCAGTTGCAGTAGCCATAATTCAATTCTCCTCGACCTGTTTGGGTGGGGGGCCGAAACCCCCCACCCTCAGGCGTGTTGCCCGTCAGCGACTCTATGGCGACTGACGAGCGAGTTTGTTAACTCGGCGTTGCCGGGTTGTTGAAGACGCGAACCAGCGTCAGCCGAGAAGCGGCAGCCGCAGTCACGGCAGTCGACTCCAGGACCTGTGCCCTGGTGTACCGAAGGTACGCCATTACCTGATTGGCCGCACTGAGGTCGGTGACTGCTGTCGCCGCGTCAGAGTGGTTTATCGCAGTAGTGAACGTCCCGTCAGCCGCAGCGGTCGTCGCCCCGTCTCCGACATAGAGAAGGAGACCAATCGACTGGTTGACAGTCTCGTAGTAGACCTTCGCTTGGCAGTGGCCTTCGACAACACAGGACACCTGATCACCAGAGGCGATGGCGATGCCTGAATCGACCACTCCGATAGTGGGCACCACGTTGTCTGCGTCAGCCGTGTCGTACTTCACGGCACTGTAACGAGCATCGCTGGTGTCGGTCTGCTGCATAATCAAGTGAACAACGTCGCCGTGGACAAGGGCCTCGCCCGCGATAGCCTCAACGACTTTTCGTCTAGGATTTGAAAGAGCCATTTCAGTACCCCTTTCTAGGCGCTGTAAGCACCGCCAGCGAAGTTGAAGCAACCCTGCTCGCGGAGATTGTTTACGGTAAGGATGCCGTGGAACTTAGTCTTGGAAATCCAAGCCCACTGTTCCTGCGCTAGGCGCCAGTCATCCATGAAGAAGTGAGCGTTGGGGTTAATCCAAAGCTTCAGGTTGCCGAGGTTGGTCTTGCCCTGGCTCTTGCCCTTGACGGGGTCGAGCATTCCAGGCTCAAAACCGTGGCCCGACTGAGCACTCGGAGAGCCGCCGGTCAGGTTCAACATGAAGCCTTCGCCGCTGTTCTCCGTAATGTTGTAGTCAGGAATCACGCTCGCGCCCTTGAATCGGAGGCTAGTGAAGCCAGCGCTTCCCATGTCCTCGTCAACCAGAGCTCGCTCGGGACCGCACCACTCCTCGTAGCCGTCGTAGACAGCAGGATCGACAAGCATCAGGTCAGGACGACGTCCAAACTTGGAGCACTCGCGATAGAGCTGCGTCCAAGTCGGAATGCCCTGAGTCATGAAGCCGCCACCAATTGCCTGGAACTGGTTGTGGTGGTAGGTCAAGTTCTTGGCGACATTGCCAACGCTCGTGCCTGTCGCAGCCTGAGCTGCAATGGTCGAGAACTCAATCATTCCACGAAGACCGTCGATGTCGCCGCTCACGCTGCTGGCAGTGTGGAGCTGCTCCTCGATGTAGTTCCGCATGGTAATGGCGCACTGGGTAAGCTCTGCATCGAGAAGCTTGCCAATCTGGCGCTTTGCGTTCTGGTTCAAGTCGACCTTGTCGCAAGCGACGACCGACTGGCAGGAGATTTGACCCCAAGCGTCCCAGATGAACGGCTTGACGAACTCGCTGTCAGCGGTATTCAGGACTTGACTGCCCTGATAGGTCTGAACGTTAGGGTTTTCGGCGTGCGCGAAGGGGATTCGTGCATACGGAGCGGCCTCAAGATGAATCGAGCCCTTCTTGTACATCGAGTACAGAAGAGGCGACTGCTCAAGGATAAGCCAAACAAGCTTCTCCCAAGAGGCTCCCCACGTAAGCGAGAACGCCTTCGTGTAGTCAGTAAGTGTGGTTGAAAATGGGGCTCCCATGTTTCCCTCTGTCGTCTAAGTCCAGCAGCCCCCTAACCAATCCTCGAGCCCAGGTCTGCATTTTGACCTAGAACCTTCTCTAGGATTTCATCCATCGACATCGTGGCTGTAGAGCCAAGTGGCGTCGAAGATGTTCCCGATTGGCTAGCAGGAGGCTGTGTCTCAGCCCGTCTCTTAGCGTTATCGATCAGCCGGCCCTCATTGACCGACCTAATGGCGCGCTCTCCTGCCAAGGACAAGGCAGCCCGATAGGACTCCTCTGTTCCAGACGACAAGAGATTCATGATGGTGGGATCATTCGAGTCCAGAATCTCGCGAACGCGACCCCGAACATTTTCATCCCGAAACTCCCGGTACTGATTCGCCTTCATATCCTCGAAGATTGTATTCAGCCGAGAAGCCTCCCTATGGGGAGCAAAGCTCTCTGCTACTACAGACAGCTGCCTCTTGAGCTGCTCAACCTCGCCAGCAAGCTTGGTCTCTCGGTCGCCCGAAGCGCCGCCAGACTGCTTTAGCTTGGCTTCCATCACCTCCAGAAGTGCTCCAAACCCGTCTCCGTCTTGTGCTCGTTCGGTAAACCGCTTCCGCAGTTCATCAACGGTAGGCCCAGTCTCCTGAGCTCCGTTGTCGGCCCCATTCGGCCTCTGGCCTGCCTGCTGTTGCGCCTGAAGCGCCAGGAAAGCCTGTTGGAGTTGGGATTGTTGCTCAGCCAGCCTCAACCTGTCCGACTCAATGTCTCTCCGCATATCGGAGACCTCTTGAGTCTTCTTGGTCAGGCCAGACTGCATCTCTCGGTAGATGGCAAGGTTTTCAGGCGGCAAGTCCAGAGGGTTTCCAGACCAGAACGACCCTGAACCGCTTTCGCCATCGCTTACGCCATCGGTTCCAGTTGCCTCAGGTGTCTCTGCTCCCTGCTCGGTCCCCTCGGTGATCTCCGAAGGGTTGCCTGCGTCAGGAGCGACATCCTCAGTAACTGGATTATCGCCGCTAAGCTCTTGGGTCACGGGTTCTCCAGTGTGCGACTAGGTGGAAATTCGTTCCCGAACTAGTCGCTCAAGTTCGGGACGCTTGATTGTTGGAATAACCTTAATCCCAAGCCTCTTAGCTTGGGACTTAAGTCCAGGCCAACTATCGCAGACCATCGTATCCAACTCTCCTACATTTGTGTCAACCAGCTTGTCTACCCCAGACGAAACTTCTTCTGTAGCAACCTCAGCTGTATCGGGCTTAGCTCGTGCCGCCTCCCAACGGTCAACGATCTCCTGCTCCCTATACGTCCGCGTTCCTGAATGAGACCGGCGCTTCCCAGAAGCCCCAGACTCTGCAAGCCCGTGCTTCTTCAAAATAGCCTTAGCCTCCTTCCTACTTACAGTCTTTCCAACCAAGCGCTCCTCAGGAGCGTTCTCGTGAAAAGTAAACTCATCGCCGTGACTCGCCTGCGTCTTCGCGTCCGCAATGAAGTCATGGGACATCGTGCCCCTTCGGTTGCAACGACCACACCGCATGAACAAGAACTCCTGCGACTTGGCAGCAACAAACCCAGCAACCGTCAAACCATTGGTTTGCTCGTGCTTGCACCTCTTACAACTAAACGTGTACATCGGCATTCAAAACTCCTTCCTAAAATTCTGGAACGCCTGGCTGCGGAGAGAAGCCCATCCTACCCGCCGCCGGAATTGTCAAAGATTCTCCAGTAGCTGGATTAAAGGCAGCCCCCTCTGCAATTGAAGGCCCGCCCTCTTCTGCAGAAGCCCCAGGAGGCGGAGCTGCGCCAGCCTGTGTAGCTGCCTGTCCAAACAGCTCAGCAAAGCTGTCGCGCATCTCAGGGCTGTCCTGCTCCCAGAGAGCAAGGGCCTTTGCGTAGAAGTGGGCAATGGCAGCCGGCGGAACCTGGGCTGCAGTTAGCGACTGAGCCGCCGCACCTAGCGCATTCATAAAGCCGATATAGGCCTGGCGCTCTGCCTCAGGGCCGACCGGCTTCATGCTACCTGCGTGAACACCTACGTCGAACTCTCCTCGGATGTCGCTCCTGGTGTACGAAACAGGAATGTCCTCTCCGCTCACCCGAACCCAGCGCTCAGCATCGTAGAACTGCTGCATCACCTGAAGCGTCTTCCTCGCAATCGTCTGAACGAACTTCTCAAACGTTCGGAGCTTGCTTTCCGACCTACCAGCGTGCATCGAAGCTCGATAGGAAACCTCAGTTGCAGACTTCGCTGAGCTCCGACCGCCACGAAGCGCCTCGTCTCCAGCACCGACCTCGTTCATGAGCCCCCGAAGGATGTTCAAAGTCGAGATGGTTTCCTGTGGAAAGGCGGGGATAACCAGGTTCTTCACATCGCCCTGAACATTCTTACTCTTGGCCGCAACCATCTGGGGGAACGGGGACGCAAGTGCCGACTTAGCACTCTTGTCAAAAATTCCGTCCTTGTAGACAGTCTTGAGCGCCATGCTCGCCTCAAGGCCAGAAACAGCGCTGGTAATCAGCCGCTGAATGTCTCGGGCAATGGGGTTGATCTTATGAGCGAGGGAGATGCCGTAGAACTGGTCATTCACCTTCTCGAATCGCAAGTCCACAAAGGGGTAGCCCTCCATGTCGAGAGGTGACATGGCGTGCTTGAGGACCGTCGGTGAAACGCCAGCCTTCCCAGTCTGCGGGCAGACCCAGAGGATACGCATCTCCTTGACCTTTCGACGACGGCGCTTTCCACCCTCTCGAACGATGCGGTTGGCCCATGAGTGGTACCAAATCTCGTAGACCTCGATGTGTTCGGCCTCTTCCCTTCGCCAGACGTTTCCAGTTCCGCCCTCGTTCAGCTCATCGAGCGACTTGACCTTGTCGGGAACAAGCTTCGAGGTATTGCCGAACCGCTTGTCGTTCTTGACCTCGTCGATATGAATCAGATGCCGGATGGCGACCCACGGCATTCGAGAGATTTCGTCATATCCAGGAGGGAAGATGAAGTTGAACGGGCTAACACGAAGGATGGTCGCATGAGCTGCTGGACGGTCAGACGGCAAGCCCAGAGCCTCGAGCTGGTCTCGGATGGTGGCAGCTGCCTCGGTGTCCTCAAGCGGCTCATCTTCGTCTAAGTCCAGGTCGTAGTTCTCTACTGGAACGAACACGCCAGCCGGCTGATACGTGACCCTGGCAACGCCGGCAGAGAGGATGAGGGCATCGTCTAAGACCTTCTTGCATTCATTGTTAAATCCGCCCTCTTCCCACTCGTACATCAAAGCTGCCTGAGCAACCTTCGCCTTCCTCTCCGCATCGTCGTCTGCCGCAACTGTGCGCGGTCTTGCGAAGATGGATGGGTCGTTGTGGAAGATGTGGGGCTTTACGGAGTCGACTGCAGCAGAGACCATGGCAAGGCCTCGCTGGCCGTTGTCCATCTCGACCCCCATCCGGTAGGAGTCCATGAGGTCTCGCCAGTCGTCGAAGTGGGCCTTCCTGATGATGGATTCTGCAATCAGAACCCGCTCCATCAGCTCTGACGCATCCTCCTTCTTGATGGACAGCTTTGTGGGATCGAACTTCGCCATTAGATCCACCTAGACCCGACGCTGGGCTTTGAGGGCTGTTTCATAAGATCGCTGTCGTCCCAACTGTTGCTCTGGATGACAACTCCATCGCTCGAGACCTCGCTCAGCGAAGACCTGTTCTCAATATCACAAACACACTGCACCTGAAGCCAGGACATGACCAAGTCGTCATGTTCGCCAGGAGGCGCCCCAACCTTGACCCTCTTATAGTTCTCATCCCCAGAGACAAGAGCCAAGGAACTTGTCGCCTTCTTTGTGAGCTCCATGAACATCCTCATCTCCTTGACGAGGCGCGAGCTGCGAATCACCGGCATTCGAGAAGTGATGATGTCAATCCCCACATGCACCATGATGGGCTTCGTTGCGACAGTAGTAGACCAGCCAAACTTTGAATCAAAGGTTAGCGACTCAACCTGCTCCCGTTGGTACAAATTCCAATACTCCGTCTGTCGAATCCCCAAAGAGACCGCATGGCCAACGCCATTGATCTCCCACGACAGCAGAGCGTTGTTGTACATCAAGGCGATCAGGACCGCCTTAGATGATGTCAGCATTGCGTCGATTCGACCTCGATACTCCGCAACCTGAACCCTATCTACGACGCGAACAACCTGAATTGCTGTGTAGTCCCCGGTGGATTTCCCAGATGCCGGGTCGACCGCAACGACGTACTCAACGTCCTCCTTGGGGTTCTCCCAAACCCAGAAGTCCTCCGTACCGGCAACGGAGCTTGGAGAGAGCCTGGGAAGCATGTACCCAGCGAGATTGATCCTTGAGTCAGGAGCCTTGACCTCTGAGTCGTCGACTATGTCGCCCACGAACACCGGCCCACAAACAGAGCCCGACTCGACAAACGCGAGGTCTGGCTCTGCAAACACCCGACTTGCGGAGAAGGCGAACGCCTCTTCTGGCTTGCCCGGGTACTCCTGCTTGAACAAGTCCCAGTCGTTCTGGCACTTATCCGACCAAGTCCTGTGGGCCCAATACGCCTGCTCTGGAGAGAGCTGGTACTCCTGAACCATCTCGACAAGGGCGTCGTCAAAGCGAGAAACAAGATCTTCGAGGGGAACGCCAGCAGGCAGCGCCCTCTTGTAGTTCGGCATTGCATGCCACGGATAGAAGACTGCCTCCCACTCGCTGTCGATGGGGTTGCCCTTTGCGTCCGTTCCGTTCCAGGCCTTCCAAAACTCTTTGTAGAAGTAGCCGCCAGTTCCGTTCGCCGTAGACTCGAGCACCACCATCGTCTCTGGGTCGTCAGAGAGGGTCTGCATCAAGCCCAGCATGAAGGTCTCTGGGTCGTTCCAAAAGGCAATCTCGCTGCCGTGGAAGTAGTGGATCTCAAACCCACGGGTGCTGTGGACGTTGTCCGCAACAGACACCTCAAACCGAGAGTTCAGCCCAGCCGTCTCGTCCAGCGGGTGGGTCATCCACAGCTCGTTGTCGTTGTTTCTCCTGAGCTCAGGCTTCAGGTCTAACTCAGCCTTCTTCTCCGCTAAGACCGCATCGACATCTTCAATGTCTTTGACCTTCTTCTTCTTCTTCGACAACTTTCCCTGCCCCTTTGTCGGCAGATTGTCGTACATCTTCTTAGCCATCAAAAAGATGTTGTTCGTTGTTATTCGATCAACTGCGGTGACGAATGCGCGGCGATTATGGTTTGTAAGGCATTGGTGAAACATAAACGCCTGGGTGACCGTGCTTAGGCCCATGCGTCTAGCTTTGAGGACAATGAATCTGCCAGGTCGACCTTCTTCCCTGGCCCGCATGATTCGCTTATAGAAGTCCAGCTGGATTGGATTCAGCTCAAAGGCAACCGTCTGCCCGACCCTGCCGTGCATGCTTGTCTCTGGTCGATTAAGAACCTTGATGTAGGCAGAGGAGAAGGCGGCAAAGTCCTTATGCCACTCTGTCTCCGTCAGGCGCTCCGCAATCTCGCGAGAGCGCTTCTGGGACATTGCCTTTCTTGGCATTAATCCTTGCTCGAGGCAGTAGCCAGTTCTTCCTCAGACGGACCCTCGTGAGAGGACACCGTCTCTTCATTGACTTGGATAGCCTGGATGCGGGCAAGGATGGCCTTGATGGCAGACTCGCGCGCTTCGCCCTCGTCGTTCCGTCCGGCCTGCTCTGCCGCCAACATAGTCGTCAGAACCCCCATATCGCTCGTTGAGCGAAGGCGAGCTCGGAGGTCCACCATGTCAGGAAGGTACTCCATGACCTTCATTCCCTCATGGGCGTTCTTCATCACGAGCTTTAGACGCTTGACGTGCTCTATAGTTGCGTAGTTTCGATAGAGTCGATGCCCACGATTCTTTGCCCCAACAAAGACATCCATCAACGCCTCCTCGAGGGCCTCGGGCTCGGACATCGAACCCTCTTGGCGGTTCCTTCCGATAGTCGAGTAGCGGGTAAACCGAGTCTGAACTTCGCCGTTCAATAGGCAGGCATCGAGCTGAGATAGGGTCAGCGTCCGCCCAGTGATGAACTCTCTTCGGTTGGCCTCTTGGCTGCTTGGTTCGGTCACGAGTCCTCCTACTCAACAACAATCTTGACGTAAGAAGCTGCCGCCGCACCCGGGCGGGCTGGGCGGGTGACAACCTCAACCTTCGACGCACTCCTCGCCGCTGCCTTTGCCTTCTTCGGAGCAGGGGCGGGAGCCGGAGCCACCTCTCGGAGGTCGTCTCTCCTGGCTTTGATTTCGTCGAGAAGGGAGCGCCTTCCCTTGCCTTCAAGTTCTGCTTCGTACGCCTCGGAGAGCTCGTCGTCAGACAGGCCATCTAGCGCTGCCTTGGCTTCCTTTACGGTCATACTGCTGGGGTCGAGACTCATGAATCCTCCTGTCCGAACCGGACTGTGACATTAGTCAGACAAGAGTACAACCAACTAAGTTGGTTTGGCTAGGTATGCTAGTTTCAGACGCGGCTTATGCCGGCGTAAGCCCGATGGGCCCCTGGGAGTTTCTCTCCTTCCTTTGCTTCTAGGGGCCCTGGGTCGACAAGCCGCCTCTAGAAGAAACCTGAATGTCCGCATACCCATCTCCTGAGCATTTCGCGGTGTTGATAACCACCTCCACCGACTCCCCCTGAAGCCCATACAGCAGTCCAATGGTTGCAGTTACTTAGGTTGTGGGTCTCCTCGGACACCCTAACCTGTTGACCCTTGATGAGTACCGCGTACTTACCGTTCTCAACCCTGCAGTTGCCCAATCACAAACCCCTAGGCACGCAGGGGGCGCCTACCTAAGACGCCTCAGGGCCTCTAGAGAGATGATGCCTTCAGCTCGATCTTGCGGAGTTCCAAACATCCGCTCGAGAGCCATCTGCTTTGCGGCTTCCCGAGCGCGGGCCTCTTCAAGGAGGCGCTCTCTCTCG